TTGTGCCAAAGCCAGAGAACGGCACTTCTTCTTCAAAAGAAAGTTACAGTTACGCTATATAGGAGCAAAATTAAAAAAAATATTTTTCAGTAAAATATACCCGTAACCAGTGTAACTTTTGTAACCTCTCTCTCTAACCCTTACTGACAAAGGATTACAGAGGTTTTGTATGGTTACATAAGTGGTTACATATTTTTTTTATAAAATGTAACCAGCAAATCGGCCTTAGTGCGTCAAAATCTGAAAAAAATAAAAAAAATAATTTCTGGTCTATATAGGTGTTTCTTGTGTATATTCCCCGAAGTAGACCTTTTTAACTGGGGAAAGATTATGCCTAGAGCCAAACCATCCAAAACTACGGGAAAACCTATGGAAACGCGGGGAAGGCCACCGGCTAGTGTGAACCAGCCGTTGACCCGCAAGCAGGAACTGTTTGTTAAGGAACTGGTCAGCAAGGACGGGCAGATAACTTTGAGAGACGCGGCAATCAATGCCGGTTACTCTGTATCGTCTGCTCACACACGGGCTTATGAATTAACCAACCCGCATATGTCACCCCATGTTGTCGCCGCTATCCAATCTTATCGGCGGGAACTGGATGAGAAATACGGCATCACATACCAGCGTCACATCCGTGACCTGCAAGTAATTCGGGATATGGCTTTGCAGAACGGGGCTTACTCTGCCGCCGTGCAGGCTGAGTATAGACGGGGGCAAGCACAAGGCGACATCTATGTCAGTAAATCTGAAATCCGTCATGGGTCAATCGACAGCATGAGTAAGGAAGATGTTTTGAAAGCACTTGAGGAGATTAAGAACAGTTATGCCCCAATCACAATCGACATCACAGCCGAAGAAAAAGACAACACCGGTAATCGCGGTAAAGCGCGAGGCAGGCTTTTACAAGCAAGTGAAGGAAGCAACGCAGAGGACGCGGAAGAAGTGGAACTTGACGCGGATTGAAAACTATATCGGCGCGGGCATTCCAGATGTTTTGATTTGCGATGAGCGCGGCGAGTTTCACCTTGTCGAGTTAAAGTTTACCACCAGCAATCGTGTTGAACTGCGGCCAGCCCAAGTTGCATGGCTTACTAAACACCAGCACGGGTCATGCTGGATTTTGATTAAGCGGCAGACCAAGCCGACCGAACCGGCAGAATGCCTTTTGTATCCGGCAAATGCGGCGGTTGATTTGAAGATGGACGGCATTGAAGCAGTCGAGCCGTTATTCCGTTGCCAACAGCCGTTTCATTGGGAAACAATTTTTGACTTGATTAGTCCTATATAATCGCATATAGTTAAGGCATCGTTCACAAACTACGGGAGTTAAAACGATGTTCGATTCAAATAAAGAATATTCGATTGGGGTTTATGACCTATCATTTTATGTAGTAGACGAGGCGAATAATGTGCTGTCTCACCCTGACGGTAAAACAATGGAATTTACTATTCCAAATTATGACCTATCGTATTTGGCGGACGGGGCGGAAGTTGAAGAACTTGTGTTACGCAAGCCGAACCCTGATTATCTGAAGCAGGCTTTGTCGCATTTAGCCATTGTTTGTGACCATGCCAATGAGGATTGTCCGGAAGAATACCGGACAAAATGGTTCAACCCTGCTTTAGAAGAGGCATATTCTTTTCTTCAGAAAATGAGCGAGGTTGAAAATGACTGAAACAACCGAACAGCGTATGCTAAAGGGATTGCGCCAGTTAATTGATTATAATTGGGGCAGTGAACAGCAACACTATTATGAAGAAGGTGAGCCAGATAATCATGTTTTTCGGGTGTTGCAGGATTTGAACTATTGGCTAACAGAACGGGAGACTACCAACTAATGTTTATTTTTCGACTAATAGGCCGCTTGCTATATGGAAGCGAATATAACAACCTGAAACGGCGCACCCATGAACTACCTAAACCAAGACGCCGAAAATAACTAAATCAAAAAATTAGCCCCGTTGTATTGACGGGGCTTTTTCTTTGGGTTATATATGGGAGAAATCGCATATAACTACGGGAGTTAAAACGATGGAAAAAAATGAAATAGTTATCCGGCTTGATACCGACTGGATTGAAAGCCTGCTGGAAACCAATCCGGAAACCGCCGCAATCGTGCTGGATATATTGCGCCAGCATGAAGACACCTTTTTCGATTATATCGACATGGCAATCCGCGAAATGTTTGAAAACTGGTGCAGGGAAAGCGGCGACCCGCTTATGGGGGATGAAAGCGATGCTTAAAACCACAGCAATATCGCAGGCAAATAAAACAACCGGTTGCGCCGTCACATATAGGGCGGGCAATCGCGACAAATTTGGAACCTGCCCCGCATCATGCGAACTAAACCCCAGCGGGCGCGGATGCTCTGAAATGCAGATTGATTATGAATATCTTGACGCATTGCTGGACGCTAAACCGAAGCGCGGGCATAGTTTTACCTATTCCCACTTTCACCCGTTATTCTGGGCGCATAAACTGGCCGGAAATAAAACCGTTATCAATTACAGCGCGGCCAATCCGGAAACCGCTATCTTAGCCCGCCAGATAACGGACGCCCCTATCGTGACCGTTGTCCCAGAAAACTATTTTGAAAACGGGAAAAATAAAGCGCTGGACGGCGTCCGGTTTATCCGATGCCCCGCCGAATATAACGCCAGCGCGAATTGCAATAATTGCGGCGGGGATAAAGCCCCACTATGCGCTAGGCTTGGCCGTGATTATATCGTGACCTTTACGGCGCACGGGAACAGCAAAAAGAAAATTGGAACCGACCAGCGCGGCGGATGCTATGCAACCGGCGGCAATGTAAATCTGCACTGGGAGCACACCGCCAAACAGGAACAAGACCAGACGGACGGCGACCGCTTGCGGGCTTTTGTTAAATCCCTGCCAGCAGGGACAACTATCCGCCACCATGTCGCGGGGGATATAGGCAAAGAATAGCCGAACAATCCCGCCCGCATATATAAGCCCCGCCGGTCGAATCAGCGGGGCTTTTTACTTTTTGAAAAAATTAGTTTGCATTATATGCGGGTTTATGAGATAACGACCTTGCGGGCAATCCTGCCCGCTTAACTACGGGAGCATTTAAGATGCAAAACATTATCGAAACAAACACAACCGAAACAGCCGTCACCGGCGCATATAAGACGGACGCCTTGACGCATGGCATAGGAAACAGCGCGGTTTCATCCAACTGGTGGAACCGGCCAGCCGATGAAAGATTTTTGTCGCTGGACGATATGCTGGCCTATAAACGGCAGGACGCCCAGAACATGACCAGCCGCATAGTGAATACCCACAAGATGCAGATTGTCGGGCAGTTTGACGAAAACAACCCCAGCAGGGGGGATATTCTGGTCGAATACACGGACGAAAACGGGGACGAACATATCAACACCCCGTCCAACTGGTCATTCGGCCAACTTGCCCAGTTAGCGGGCGCACCGGCGGGCTATTTGAAAGACCTGCCCGCACCTATTGCGGCGGACGCTTTACAATGGGGCTTGCGCTATAACCGCAACCGCGAACTGGTAAAGGCCTATGGCCACCGGTCGGAAGGCGGCAACCTGCGGGCGGCAACCGGTTCAGAATACGGGCGCATTTATGATTATGAGATTCTGGACGCCGTGAAGAAATTCGCAGATCCTGACCGCTGGAAGGTTCCGGGCATGATGACCGGCACCGATCACGGGCGGGCAATTTATGATCCTTTTGTCCCCGTGACACTGGACACGACAACGCTATTTGCCAGCGACCGCGATATTTTTGTTTTTCTGGTAGACGATACGCACCCGCTGGAAATTGGCAAATTGCCGAACGGCGACCCTGACCTTGTCTTTAGGGGCTTTTACGCATGGAACAGCGAAACCGGTAGCAAGACAGCTGGCATTGCCGCCATGTATCTGCGCGGGGTTTGCATGAACCGAAACCTATGGGGCGTTGAAAATTTTCAGGAAATCAAAATCCGCCATACTAAATTCGCCCCCGACCGGTTTGCATATGAAGCGGCACCGGCCTTGCAATCATTCGCGCACGGCGCAACCGCTAATTTTCTGGACGGCGTAAAGGCCGCGCAGGATGCCAAGATTGCCAGCGATGATGAAAGCGCGCTGGATTTTCTGGCCAAGCGGGCAGGGCTTAGCCAGCGCATGGCGAAGGCCGCCGCCGCCCGTCACCTTGAAGAGGAACAAAAGCCCGTCCGGACAGTATGGGACGCCGCGCAGGCAATCACCGCCATTGCACGGGACAACCCGCACCAAGACAGCCGCATCGACCTAGAGCGGAAAGCGGGCGCATTGCTGGACAAGGTCGCCGCATAATCACCGGCCACATATAACAACCCGCCCCGCCCTAACCGGCGGGGCTTTTTTATGCCCGCTTTACTTTTTGGAAAAGTTAGCGCATATTATCCCATAGGGCAGGCAATCCCGCCGCCCAAACTACGGGAGCATATGAAATGCAAAATGTTATCGAATTACAAATCCGGCCATCCGATATTTTACTGGACAGGGTTTTGAACCCCGCCCGATGCGAACAGATAGGGCAGGCCAGCCCCGATGATATTCTGGAAGCCTGCGGGATTATTCCGGATTTTTTCACTGCCGCCATTATCGGGCACAATGCGCGGACGCTGGACGACATAGCCGCCGCGATGGATGCGGAATATCAATTCGGGGGCTTTTCCTACGCATGGCAGGGGACAGTCGAACCGGACGGGACATACACCAGCCCCGATGATGACCCCTTGCCCCCGCTTTGCCGGTTCGGTTTTGAAGGCCGGTTTTTCTGTTATGTTTACCCCTACGGAATAACCGCCATAATTGACCGCGAGACCGGCGGGCAAAAGATAGGCCGCTTTGATTAAAGCCCCGCACATTAACCCCAGCGAACCCCGCCCTAATCCGGCGGGGTTTACTTTTTCAAAAAGTTAGCCCATATTATCCCATAGGCGGCCGGACAGGCTGGTCGCCGGTTCAAACTACGGGAGCATTTAAAATGCAAAACTTAGAAAACCAAACCCACATCGAAACCCCAAAAGACGGCGCGGAATATCTGCGCGTTCTGGCCGAGCAAACCCGCGAAGCCGGATTTTCTCCGCAGGCTTTTGATATTGAAGCCGCCGCCGATAAGATAGACCAGCAGGCCGCCGAAATCGAAACCCTGCGCGACAAGGCGGCGAGAGCGGACGCCGACGCCATCCGGAGCGCGGACGCGCTGGACGCTGTTTTGTCCCCGCTCTTTTCTGCGCTAGAGCCGCGCATTGAAGCCCTAGCCGAACAGGTGGCCGAACGGGTGGCCAGCGATGCGGCGCGGGAAGAAATCGAAAATCTGGATATATCCAATTTTGAATATGAAATTGGCGAAATGATAGACGACCGGTTGCCAGATGCGCCGGACGAAGACGACCAGCGCGAAGCGGTCGAAAGTATCGTCCGCGAAATACTGGCAGGCGCGACAGTCACAATCGACATATAAGCCCCGCCAGCAACCGCAACCCGCCCGCCGGTAGTGACATACCGGCGGGCTTTTTTATGCCCGCCAGCGGGCTTTATATCGCGATTATTTAAGAGTTAAACTTGCGCCGCCCAGCCTGCCCCGCAATCCCTGAAACCTACCGGCGCACCGCAGGCCGTGACCGGCGGGCTAACTTTTCCGGAAAATTAACCGCGACCAGCGAACCGCGAACCGCGACCGGCGCGAAAATCCCGCCCGCTGCCGAACCGAAAAACCCGCGCATTTTTCACCGGCAGGCGAACCGCGAACCGCGACCGGCTGGCACCGATCCGGCGACCGGCTGGCCGTGATCCGCGCCCCGCTGGCCGTGACCGGCGACCGGCGGGCAATCGTTAGGGGCCCCTGAATATCGGGTCAAAAACCGCGGAAAACCGCCAAAAATCCGCGCTCCGCGCCGCGCCGCCCGCGTGGCTGGCAGGCCGGAGCAAGGGCCATGTTTCTGACAAATAATCATGTGAAAAACGATATGATTGTTTCACGTGAAACATTGCCTAATTTTTGTGCAAAATGAGGGGGCTTGTTAACTGACTAAAAAATGTGCATATTTATGCGTACAAATTGTGCAACTTTAGGGGCCCCCGATGGATGTTTCCGATCAGGAGTTAAAGCTTCGCCTGCGACTCGCGAAAATCGAGAAGAATGAAGCTTGTCAGAATGATTTTTTAACTTTTGTAAAATCTATGTGGCCGGAATTTATTGCCGGTCGTCATCATAAAATTATTGCCGAAAAGTTAGAAAGGGTTGCAAAAGGCGACCTAAAGCGACTTATCATCAACATGGCCCCGCGTCATACGAAGTCAGAGTTCGCATCCTTCCTGTTTCCTGCTTGGATGATGGGCAAGAACCCGCGAATGAAAATCATTCAGGCAACGCACACGACAGAGCTTGCGGTCAACTTTGGCCGTAAGACAAAAAATCTTTTGGATAGTGATGAGTTTAAGGAGGTGTTTCCGAATGTTAAATTGGCTGCTGACAGTAAAGCTTCTGGTCGTTGGGATACTTCTGCTGGCGGGATGTACTATGCCGTTGGTGTTGGATCAAACCTCGCGGGTCGTGGTGGCGACTTGGTAATCATTGATGACCCGCATTCGGAACAGACAGCGATGTCGGCGAACGGGTTTGACGATGCTTGGGATTGGTACACTGGGGGCCCCCGACAGAGGCTCCAGCCGGGTGGGTCGATTGTTTTGGTTCAGACCCGGTGGTCAGAAAAGGATATGACTGGCCAGCTTTTGAAGGCGATGGCTAAAGACCCCCTAGCGGACCAATGGGAAGTTGTGGAGCTTCCGGCTATTTTTGATGACGGGTCCCCGTGTTGGCCAGAATTTTGGTCAATCGAAGACCTTACGGCGGTAAAGGCGTCTATCCCGCCCAGTAAATGGAACGCGCAGTATCAGCAGAACCCTACGGGTGAGGAGAACGCTATTATTCCTCGCCACTGGTGGCAGAGGTGGGAACAAGACCGTATTCCCAATCTTGAATATGTCATCCAGAGTTATGATACGGCTTTTAGTAAGCGCGAGACGGCTGACTTTAGCGCGATAACCACGTGGGGTGTATTTCGTCCAGAGGATGTTGGGGGCCCCCCGGGACTCATCCTTTTAGACAGTCAGAAGGATAGGTGGGATTTTCCAGAGCTAAAAAACATGGCGTTGGAGCAATATAAATATTGGGAACCCGACACAGTAATTGTGGAAGCCAAGGCCTCTGGTCTGCCGTTGACGCAGGAATTAAGAAACATGGGCATCCCTGTTGTTAACTTTACGCCAAGCAAAGGAAATGATAAGATAACACGAGTTCATTCTGTATCGCCACTTTTTGAGGCGGGTATGGTTTGGGCCCCCGACACCGTCTTTGCCGATGAGATGATTGAGGAGGTGGCGGCTTTTCCGAACGGGGAGCATGACGACTTGGTTGATAGTATGACACAGGCTTTGATGCGCTACCGGCAAGGTAACTTTGTTCAGTTGCCCAGTGACGATTGGGATGACGAGGACACGAACATACAGGTTAGGGCGTATTATTGATGGGAAACTCAGTTGTTGATTTGGGGGCGGGTGCTGCTGATTATGTAGGCGAGAAGTTGTCTGATCTATATGATTACATGACAGGGGCCCCTAAAGCTTCGGCTGGCGGGTATTATAAGCAGCTTGGCCCCGGTGCGCGGCAATATTTCTCTGGTCCGGGTGATGACGACCGGAAGTCCATTATGGATTATATCGGATTTGAAGACGGCGGCGCTGTTCCAAACGGATCTGCGGTAAATCTTGGGGCGGGCGGTTTTACCGATTTCTCGTCAATGTCGATGGACGAGGCGTTATACGGGACCAACGACCCGGTAGAGATTTCCCGCCGCACACGGCCCTCCTACTCTGAGACGGGCGAAGCTTATTATTTTGTAGACGATCAAGCGCGGCCTTTTATTGATGAAGAGGGTTATCGCGTTGATTTAGGCGCGGAAGCTCGTAGTCAAGGCGCGGCGGGATCTTTTTATGAACGTGAACTTGATCGCGTAAATCCGTATAGCGGTTTAGCAGACCCGATGTACCCGATGTCGGACGTTGAGGGCTTGGGGCTTCTGGAAAAGGGTCAGTTGTTTGGTTTGGGGGCCTTGTCTGGCAAAGAAGGTCTTCATGTCCCTCGTCGTGTACAAGTGAATGACGACGGCACAGTCACCTCCACTCCAATAGGGTTTCAGAACGGCGGTGAGCCTACTACGGAGTATCCGACTTTGATTGACGCGGGCCCGGCGTATGAAGAGGCAGGCATTTTGTCCGCTTTGTATAACGCGCCGAACGCGGAGGCTCAGAATCTTGTTCGCGAGTCGGGGCGCGAGGGAAGCGTCGGATCCCAGACGTATTATCCTGAAGGGATGTTGACTTTTGAGCAGCGCTTGGAGCAGGAGTATGGTTATCCGTCTGTTACTCGTGAGATGGGCGATGCGCCGGAGAACATTCGCAATCAGCGGCCCCGGCATGATATGCCGACATTTCAGGAGTTAGAAGACGCTCGTGCTCATGTTTTGATGTCTGCTGAGATGGCCAAGCAGTTTGGACCGGAGACCGCGACTAAACTTGGTAATTTCGCGGAAGGTATAGATGCTTTGCCTATTCCTTTGATCGGGAACGCCACGCCGGAAGACGTGGCTATGGACAAGCGGAACAATGCTTTTGGTGTGAAATTGCTTCGTGAGGCTGGCGTTAACGCGACTTTGCCTGAAATTGCAAAGATGGTAGACGACAAAGTTTTTGAGCAATTAGACCAGATCTTGGGCCGTGAGCCGGGGTCGAGGGGTTTCCGGTCGCCGTCCACGGGCATTGATGTTTATTTCCCGCGCAATGAGCAGGGCTTCTTCCAGACCAGTCGTTCGGGGTATTATTGATGGACCGCGGCCCACGAAACTGATATTCTGCGGTAAAGGAGATAACGCATGGCACGTGAACCTATTGGCGGAATGGTGGACAGAAATGTCCCGTCGCAGTTGGATCCAGAGGATTTAGCGGCTGAAGTGGAGCTAGAGGTTCCGGGCAGCATGGACAACGTCGTGTCTTTTGAGGGCGCGGCGGAGAATATGGACATTGAGATATCGCCGGAAGAGGATGGCGGTGTCACTATTGATTTTGAGCCAGCGGATCAGCGCGGCGAGAGTGATGATTTTTATACTAACTTGGCCGAGGAGATGCCTGATAGGGAACTTGGCCGCATAGCCGGTGAGTTGTTGGGTGAGTTTGAGGCCAACAAGGCTGGCCGACAGGATTGGGAAGATGCTTACGCCAACGGTTTGGAGTTACTTGGATTTAACTACGAGGAAAGAACGCAGCCCTTCCGGGGGGCCTCCGGAGTCACGCATCCTTTGTTGGCTGAAGCGGCTACTCAATTTCAGGCGCAGGCGTTCAATGAGTTGTTGCCAGCGTCGGGGCCGGTGCGAACTGCCATTATGGGCAGCGAGACAAGAGAAAAGCAGTCCCAAGCGCAGCGCGTAAGGCATTTTATGAATTTCTACATCACGAATGTGATGGAGGATTACACCCCTGACATGGACCAGATGCTGTTCTATTTGCCATTGGCGGGTAGTACATTCAAGAAGGTCTACTATGACGAGACTTTGGGCCGTGCAGTAAGTAAGTTTATCCCTGCTGAGAACCTGATTGTGCCGTATGAGACGGCAGATTTGGACACTTGCCCAAATATTACGCAGGTTGTGCGTATGTCTTTGAACGATTTGCGGAAGAAGCAGGTCGCTGGGTTCTATTTGGACGTGCCGGTTATTCCTGCACAGGCGGAAATGGACAGTGTGGCGGATGAGCTTGACCGTATTGACGGCACATCAGCTACGCAGATTGACTATGACTGCACCATTTTGGAGTGTCATGTTGATTTAGACCTTGAGGGGTATGAAGAGGTTGATGACGACGGTGAGCCGACAGGTATTAAAGTACCATATGTTGTCACCATCAGTCAGGACAACGGGCAGGTATTGTCCATTCGCCGAAATTACCGCGAGGATGACGAATTAAAGCGCAAAATTCAGTATTTTGTGCATTATAAGTTCCTTCCGGGCTTTGGTTTTTATGGTTTGGGCCTTATTCACACCATTGGCGGTCTGTCACGGACTGCCACGGCGGCGCTGCGACAGTTGATCGACGCTGGTACATTGTCCAACCTCCCGGCGGGTTTCAAAGCCCGTGGACTGCGTATCAGGGATGACGATGATCCGTTGCAGCCCGGAGAGTTCCGCGATGTGGACGCTCCCGGTGGGGCTATTCGTGACAGCCTGATGCCGCTGCCATTCAAGGGCCCGGACCAAACGCTGTTTCAGTTGCTTGGCTTTGTAGTTCAGGCGGGTCAGCGGTTTGCGACCATTACTGACATGAAGGTGGGCGATGGTAATCAGCAGGCTGCTGTTGGTACGACTATCGCGATGCTGGAGCAGGGCTCTCGTGTGATGAGTGCGGTTCATAAGCGCTTGCACAATGCGATGCGGGTTGAATTTAGGATTTTGGCTCGTGTGATGAGTGAGAGCTTGCCGCAGGAGTATCCGTATTCTGTAGAGGGTGGGGACGCTACGATAATGAAGACGGATTTTGATGACCGCGTGGACATCATACCGGTTTCTGATCCGAATGTGTTTAGTCAGGCGCAGCGGATTGCTTTGGCACAGACTAAGTTGCAGTTAGCTGGTGCGGCTCCTGAGATGCACAATATGTATGAGGTGTATCGGGATATGTACGATGCGCTTGGTGTGCGGGACGTGGACCGTATTATGCGGCGCATTCCTGACGATGAGCCGACTCCGAAGGATCCGGCGCAGGAAAACATTGACGCGATGGACATGGTACCGCTGAAGGCTTTTGAGGGTCAGGAGCATCAGGCGCACATTATGGCGCATATGGTCTTTGGTTCGACGCCTATGGTTGGTGGTATGCCTGCCATT